AGTAAAATTTAGGATAAATCTATAAGGGGTATGTATAAACTCTTCAAATTTAAGATTTCTTTCTTATAGGTTTTAGGTTTTCTGCATTTTTCTTCTCTGCTTCTAACTGTTTTTCAGTCTTTGCATTGGAAGGTTTTTGTTTGTCAAAATCTATACTAAGCTTTTTTGCACATTCTTTGCAGTATTTCCAAGAAGGAGGAATGGTCTTAGCGTTAGTTTTATCTACATCAATCCATCCATTGTTGCATTCTTTGTTTCTACAGAAGTGAATTACATAATTCTTCCTCATTGTCTTCTCCTTCTCCGCTATTCTTCCTCTTCGGACTCATCCTCTAAATAATCAGCTCCAAATCCTACTTCAACACCGCATCCGCCTGCTCGTTCTTGAGTTGCTCCATCCTCTGTACTGTGTTCTTCAACGAATTGAGCTATTGTATTATACTCTTCAGATGTCATAATTACATAGTTTTTCTTTACATAAAGACATCCAAAGATAACTAGTAATAAAGTATTAATTCCCGCTAATAAAGTTGTTACACTAATCATTTTTCGATGCCTCCCTTGACTTTAATTAAAGAAAATAGGCGGTTCATTTAAGGCTGGAAGAACCGGCAATAACCTGTTTAATTCCAAACTGGATTACTTCATACCTTCTAGCAAGGTTTGTTTTTCTAAAGGTCACGCAATAGTGGCATAAAGATTACCAGCTTTTGATTTCTTTAATTCGATATTAATAAAACCAGCTTCATTGATTGGGTTTTCCATAATTTGTTCAACGTTAATTCCTAGTTTAATAATGTCGCCAAATCTTGTTTTTTGTACTCTTACATTAATTCCTTTTGCGAATTCAGATGCTTGTTGTTTTTTATCCATTTGTTTTCTCCTTTACATAAAATGAAAAAATAACACTGTACCAATTATTCCTATAGTTAGCATTATAATTGCTTCTATTTCATCATATTTATCATCGTTAAACATATTTGTGATTTCCTTTGTCTTTTATATATATATTATAAAACAAAAGGGGTTAAAATTAAACCCCTTTTTGTTTTTTATGAATTGGTTTTCGTCCATTTATCCATTTTATTTGCTACAGTATCTGACATTGTTATATAACCTAAATCCCATATATTTCTATCGTCGTTTGTTATAATATAAGTTCCTTCGGTCATACCGTCTTCAAAACCTATCTTATTAACCGTTCCAGTTATTGTATTTGATGTTATCTCCGGTTGAATAGCTTGTGCGTGACGTATTCCGCTTGCAGATGTACTATTCTTATATGTAACAGTAAATTTTAATTTATCTCCATCTACCATAGATTTTGCTGGGATTGTTGTGTTCAAGTTGTATGTTTTATACCATGAACCAGAGAGACTTACAGTTTTGTTTGAGGTGTTAACTGTTATAGTTTGTTGACAAGGTTGACTTTCGGTTTTTGTGCCACACAAAGTTTCGGTTCCATCGCTGTGAAGTACTGACAATTTAAGTTCCATAGTTCTACTTGTCGTGTCGGTAATACTCGTTCCAGTATAAGCCCATTTAATATTCGCATCAACATCTCCATCTATATTAACCGTGTCGGTTGTATATAAACCTTTCCCTTTTTCTGGTGTTAATTGGAAAGTAGATATAACAGACCCATTGGCTCCCGATACACCGGTTAAACCTGTCCAACCACTTTGACCGTCTAACCCGTTATTAACACTGTTTCCGGTTCCGATTTGAGTTGGAGTCAATTCTCCAGTTAATTGATTATATTCACTGTTTAGTAGCATTACGCTATTGCCTTCGTAGTCGTTAACCTTAAAATATGTATCTGTGGGGAGGGTAACAGTTTTTGCTTCCGTAACCTGTTCATTTGTTCCAGATGTGTACGTTCCCGCTTTAACTGTTAAACCCATACCATCTGAGTCAAGAACAATTATGTCGTCGCTACCCCCCCCCACTACTGGGAAAGCAAGGGTAAACTAAGGCTTTCATATTGTTAGTCTCTCCATATTGAATAATAATTGTTTGGCTTTTTTTAACTCTTAATGTTACAGCCAGTGTTGCCCCAGAACCTAGAGGAGTTCTTACATTATTAAAGTTTCCGTCTGGTAATTTATAGCCTACATAACCACTTGAACTTGACGTAGCTCCTTGAATATAAAGAAGGCCTGTTGCAGGCATAGTGTAACTTGCTCCGGTCGCACCGACTGTAATATTTGTCGGATTATCAAAATCGTAACAATTATTATCTATTAAATTATTTTTCCCTGTGTCGGATAGATTGCTCAAATTTGTGTTTGCTCCTCTACCTGAGATAAGGCTATGAACCACTCCATCGCTATCAGTATATACTACATCTTTTTTCTGAATTGATAAAGTTGCGTTTGTTGCATTTGCAGGGTATGTTTCAAAATTTAAGCATCTACCCATGACTGTATCGGTAACAGGATAGATAGCAGAACGACAATTGGTTTGTCCTAACCATAATTTAGCTCCCGAGTCAATTGCATTTGTTGTTGCGCTTGTTTCAATAAAAACGCCTTTTCTCCCTGCCCAAGCACCTAAGCCTTCATAACCTATAGAAACTTTCGCATCTACTCCAGAAGAGCTACTTACGGTATTAGAACCTCCAACAATTTCGACTTTTGGATAAATTGCCGAATTAGCTGGTATATGAATACCTGATTTTGCACTACCCCAAGCGGCACTGTTTTGAATATAAGTGTTACCTGCTGCGTAGGAAGTAGTATGTCCAGATGAAGAAAACTTTAACGTTCCATCCGAATTTTGTTGTTGTAACCCTACTATTGCGGCAGCAGTTGAGTCAAATCTAATCATTCCACCTGTAAAATCAGAAGAGGTAGACTTCCCGATATGAATATTAACGTCGGGATTTGCGGCATTGCTTCCTAAAGCCACATTTAAACCTTTATTAGAACTATTTGGTTGCAAGAAAACCTTTTTGCCAGTAATTGTTTGGTCTGTATCTATTGTAACCATATTGGTTGGAGCAGAACTTTCACCTTGATAAGCTAAATCATTGTAAGCTGTTGTGCCGTCACCAATTTTAAATTTACCCGTGTCGGTTTCAAAACAAGGTTCACCTGAAGCCGGAGTAGGATTATTTGCTGTCCAATTTGCAGCCGTATCACGTCTTAATTGTATTTTTGTCATCTATTTAACCCTCCACCACTGCTTCTTCGCCATTGGCTGCCTTAAATAAGTTATCTAACTGTTCTGGAGTAACGCCAAATTGACCGCATAGTTTATCTAATAAAGGATTGCCTCTATATACAAAATTACAGAATTGTAACTCTATAGCTACTTGTTCGTTTGCGTCCATAAGTGCTTTGAGGTCAGCCCATTTAATACCCAACTTCTGTGTACAAGCCAAAAGAAAGTCTCTAGGAGTCATTTTTAACATCGCAACTCGTTCTTTATTCTTTTGAGTTATTTCTTCAGGTAGAAGAATTTGACCGCCAAAGAGTTTGTATTCTTTATCTGTTTCTTCTATTACACAATTGGGACAGAACTTTATTTTCTCCTCAAGTTCTTCTTTTGTGCTAGCCAACTGAACAATTAATTTATTCTGTTTAGCTATAAACATAATTTGTTTACCTCCTTTGTTTTAGTCGTCCGTCTGACGACGTATTTATTTTTATTATAAGATAGTTAGGGGTATATTTCAACCCCTTTTATCTTTATTGGTTAGCTGAGCTATCGCCACCATCAATAACTGTAATCGTTGGTGTTGTTGCGGAAATTCTAACACCTAGTTCAGTTTGAGTAACCGTAATATTATCTCCAGCTTCAACTGTATCTTGTTTAATATATGCTTTTCTATTTAGGTCGCAAACTTTACCTTTTAGCGTTATTTCTGAACCCGTCATACCGTCTTGAATTGTTACGTCTGAAGGACAAAGAATAACATCTCCACCTCCTGATGCATCCAATTCCAAGTCGTGAGATATATAATCACCTTCATTTCCTGCTGGGAATGTATGTAGTCTAAGGTACTCAGTGTCAAAAATTCTAACAGCATTAGTTCCAAAATTAACACCTTGTTCATTGCCCAGTTTAATGGTTTTGTCAAAGGTATTGTTACCCGTAAATACGTTATCTCCTGCAGCGGTGACATCACCTGTTCCACCACCGCCACCTCCAGCAGCGTCAATTTTAACTGTTCCATCAGATAAATCTGTTAATGTGATATTTGCTCCAGCAGTTAATTTCGTTTGTTTCATACCGAGAGAAGTTTTCATTGTGGAAATGTCTGCTTCATTGGCTGTTACACGACCAGATAAATCGTTAACTTCATTACCTAACTCATCTAAGTTAGCGTGTAATTTACCATTAACAACTTGAATAGTTTGATTATCTACATCTAATTCAGTAAGATATTTCTTATTTTCAGCAGTCTGGATATCATCAGAACGAAGTCCGTTTGCTTTGATTGATACTGCATTTATCTCTCCAGAACTTGTTATATTTACAGAATTAAGGTACTTTGCAGTAACTTGATTAAGAGTTGCAACCCCATCAACTTCCAGTGGTGCACCAGCAATATTAACTTTTCCTGTAAAAGTATTAGTTCCGGTAAACTTATTGCTATTTTTAAGGCTTGCACTGTCAGAAGCAATACTATTAATATCAGCTTTCATTGAGCTAATATTAGTTTCATTCGTTGTAATTCTCTTTCCTAAAGCTATAACATCATTTTGCTCTTGAGTTGTTAAAGCTATTAAGTCTGCAGACAATTTGTCCGTAGTAGCCTTTGTTGTGTAGCTTGCTGCTACTTGGTCAGGCGTGACAGCTGCTGTAACCTCTTCTCCGCTTGAAGCTTCTATGTCTGTAGCAAATCTTACTATACCCTTGATTGTATTTGTACCTTCGTCAATATTTCCATAATATTGTTTTCCGGTATCTCTATTTAGCTTTACATAATCTCCACCTAAATCTTCAGGAACAAGCCCTTCTTTTAGGTTTGGTGTATCAAAAGATGTATCATCAGTTTCATTTTGGATATGTAAAACATAAGATTTTTTTGTATTTTCTTTTTCTGTGATAACAGGAGAAAAACCTTTTTCGCCTTTATCACCTTTTGCACCTCTCACCCCTTGACGGTTTAGGTACCATTTGAAGTCAGCCATATTTTTTGTTTTCCTCCTTTATACTTGTACTACTCTTATTGAGTTAAACTCACTTCGTTCATCTCCTAGTGTCAGTGAATATATTTCACTTCCGGAGGCTGCATCAAGTAAATCCAACTTGATTGGAAATTTCCCCAAGCCAAGAATATCCGTATCATCTTTTGTTATTGTAAAAGTAAAAGAACCGTTAGATGGGTTATCAATTTGTCCTATTACTTCTATATCTGTATTTTGTGTAATTATTTTTTCTATTAATGTTTTCGCATCTGCCGTTGGAGCGCCTAAAACCCTAAACCTAACAGAATAAGCGTTTAAATCAAAAGGAACAAAAGAAACGCCATTATCTTCAGTTATTTCAATTGTTGAAGAGAATATATTTTTTTGACCTTTTATACACGTAGCATCAATATAAGGCATAATTTAATTTATTCACCCACCTTTCTTTTAGTTCTTATAATTAGGGTAGTACGTATTCATAAGTCTTCCGCTTAGAGGGTTTGAAACATTCTTTGGAATAAATAGGTATGTTGGTATAGTAAAATATCTTAATCTATTTCCCCCCGAGTTGTAAGTTGAAGAGATTTGGTTTCCGAAGATTTTAACCTCTCCATCATATACCCCATCTGTTGCCCAACAAAATGCACCTGTTCCAAGATATCCCTCGTTTTGTCCGACACCTATACTTCGAGGTTGAATAGTAATCGACCTATTACTATTTTCGGACATTGTTTTATTTATTGTTGCAAGTTGCTTACTTTCTCTATTCCAGTTTAAATCGCAAACTTTAATAAGTTGTCCAACGTTTTCATCTCCTCCAGTAATAATAATTGCTTTAGGAGTTAGAAGTTGGAATGCACCAATAACACAGAATGAACCATAAGATTGATTTGCAGTTACCCTGATGCCTCTTGCATTGGTAATATTGCATTCAACCCATACAGTGCCATCTCCCGCGTCTGTTACGGTATAGTTAGAAATAGCTCCCCCTACAACTGTTGTAGTAAATGGATTTGCAAAGAAGGCTTTATAAACATTAAACTTGACATGTGCCGAACTAATCTCTTGAGGGAAATCCCAAGCCCAAGTCCAGTTCATTGCATTGGTATTTATTGAACCACTTATCCAACCCCCATAAGGAATTGCTGTTCCAGATGGTTCTGTTTTCGTTGCCTGCCAAGCTCTATCGCTATTATAACTTGCCCAAATATTACCCCAAGAAGTATTGTTTGATATCTGAGGAATTGTAATATCTTGAACAGAACTTGTTGCACCGGCACCAAAGGTTAATTTATCGTTATCTAAATCATAATATAATACTGAGCCTGAACCAACTAAGTCTTGTTCTTTAACTCGGTACACTCTGTTATTTGCAAATACATAACCGGCAGTAACCTTGCAATGGTTTCCATCAATTTTAAACGCTTTACATCCAACAGTGCAACCTTGGTAGGTGTTTATGATTTTCTTCAGTCCACCAACGGATAAACTGTAGCCACTCGATGCGAGTTCTTTTGAACCCTTAGTATAGTCAATGTCTAACACTTTAGCTGAATAGTTGTAACTATCTATCATATTATTTATGCTTGTAGTTAATTCATCGAAAGCATTTTGCACATCTGAGATTTTTACCAAGCCTTTAAAGTTTTTCATTTTGTTTTATCTCACCTCCTTTACTTAACATTATATTTGACTCTCAAGCCCCAACTTGCTCCAGTTAATACGTCACCTTTTTTCATATAGACTACTACAAATCTCTTAGAGTAATCTGCTCCCCAGTAACCTAAAATTGTTGTTCCATTTAGTTTTATATCTGCTGAGCCTTGATTACCTACAGCAATAATACATTCGTAATCTGTTGCGGTGTAAGGAAATGTTATTGCTCCTCCGTAAGATAAAGAAGAATAGTTTGCATAGTCTGAAGCTTGTATATAATCAGATATATTTTCTAAGCAAATAAACCCATCTTTATCTATTCTAAAGTCGAACAGTTTTTGCCCTGACGCCACAGTTGTTTTTGAGACAAATTCTATTTCTCGACCGGTAGAAATATTTGATATAGCTTGCCTGTAGTAAGCAGAACCTTCTTTCATATCTGTTATGCCGGTAGCTACAGTAATTCTTAGAGTATCACTGTTAAAGGTTACAATTGAAACATAGAACTGTCCATTCTCATATTTCATATCTTTAACAATAAAAGGGGCATCTATTATCTGGAATACCTCGTCCACTCTACAGGGGTTATCCCCCGTAGATGGAACTGGTACTTGATAATTTCGACCTATATATTGGTTGTAAACCTCTTGGTCTTTTAATACTTGTTCAAGGTTAAGCAGGGCTTCATTCTTTAATTTTTCTAATTGATTGAATGCAGTTGTTAACTTTGAACCAAAAGCCAAACTTGAGGTATTAAAAAAATCAAAACCCATTATCTTGTCTTCCTTCCGTATTTACACTTAGCAAACGAATAAGAACCACTATGTCTTTCTGTATCAGAATGCCCAACTGTATCACCATTATCTGTCCAGTTGTGGGCATCTCTATCGCCTTGGTGGGCTGTAATATTACCTAGGTTTTGGAACGCCATTCTGGATAAAGCCTGCAATAAGTTTTTACCTATTAGATATCCGCTCTCAATACATTTAATTAAATTGTCTGTATAACATCCTATAAACATACAGTTTGTAGGAGTTGTACTTTCTTCGCTTGCGTAAACGTCTCCATTAGCTATCTTACAATATACCCAAGGTTTTTCGCTGCTTGCACCTGTTTCTTGTGTATCTAATCTTTCTATAAGCTTGTTATTTGCATCATAGAATACCATTTTAGTACATTTTGTTCCGTTGAAAGAACAAGAAATTGGATAGTTTCGGCAGTCCATTATATCCATAAGAGAACGCAAGTTTACAATACAATCTTCCTCTGAGTCAAGTGTAACATCTGGATAAACTATTTTTGAGAAATCTGGGAGGTTTACATCAAAAGCATCAAGCTTAGATATTTCAATTAACTTTTGTTCTATTGCATTAAAGTTTTCAATTAAAACATCTTTGTAAATTCTACCAATAATTTCTCCGGTATTTGGGTCAGTGCCTTGATTGTCATACCAGTCTTTTCTAGGTAAAGAAAATCTACTTAATTTATTAGCCATTTTTAGTAACCTCTCATTTTCTTTATTAAATCATAACGTTGCCCTCTGACTAAACCACCGAATGATGATTTACTAAATTGTGGTACATCGCTCTCAAATCTTGGAATGTAAGGTTGTTCGTAATATCCTATTAGTGAACTCATTACATCTGTCAATCCTCTCGGTTTACGTGGGTCTCCGCCTGATATAATATTACTATTTAATTCATCTCGACCGAATGAACCAAACATACTTTGACCATAAGGTTGATAGAACTTATTACCGGTTAGAGTACCTGCAACAGGTAAGCCAGTTTTATTTGCTGCATTCAAGATACCAATTGTTTCTTTAGCGAATGTAGAAATAACTTCATCTGCTGACGTACCTTGTTCTACTATACCTCTGTCACTTATATAATATCTTTTTGCTCCGTCATATAAATGCCTTAATCTACCTGATGGGTCTCTTTCAGCTCGTTTCAAAGCTCGACCGTATTGGTCTTTTCCTTGAATTGCATTTGCTAAAGTCATAAAGATAGGTGCTTGAGTTGGATTTTTAAAGAAACCTTCTTTGAGGTCTCCGATTGTCCCAACCATTTTGAATGTATTCATTTGTGGTATCCATTCAAGAGAACCCTCTTTTATTTGACCTGTTCTTTCATCAAATCTATACGTTACAAAAGGTTTATCTGATTTGACGCCTAGATTTAATCTGTTTTGCATTTCGTCGTCAAAACCAATATCCGCAAGAATTCTATTTAAGATGAGGTTTGCTGTAATTGGGTGGTGTTGAAGCATGTATAAAGTACTTCTCGCCGCAGTATCATTCCATCTCCAGAAATAGTTTTGTGCGGAACCAGCTTCAACCATCCATCTAGGTAGAAATGTTCTTGTAGAGTTTAACATAGCCTCTGCTTTAATTCCCTCTATAACATCTCCAAGAGAAGATGCATCAAGTTCATCTAGGGCGTTAAGTCTATCTTTTGGAAGGACACCTCTTTGTCTTAGCTGTCTGTGTGCTGCCATCTCAGAGAATGTGTTTTGAACTTTCCTATCAAGCCATTCCGTAATTGCACCAGTAGTATATTTATTAACTGTTGTGATTGGTTTTAACCAAGGTGTTTTGGCGTCTTTTAAGGTTGATACATTTCTGTACGTTCCAAGATTTTTAGATAATTGACCGTGAGTTTTTAATGCATGAGTGAAATCATCTAAAGTATGTAACCCTGAAGCCAGTATAGCATTAATGCCACCACCAATTGCGTTCGCACCTAAGTACGTCCCTGAAGCCAGTTTAGTACCCTTATTGATATTTATTAAATCATTAGCCAAGTCAGTGGCAAAAAACTTTCCAAACTGTTTAGTTTGGTTTGATAATTCTTTAAGAACTCTTTTATCAATCGCAATATCATCAGCGTTTATAGGTTTAGTAGATGCTTTCTCTCGAATTTTTTGGAGTGTGTCAGCTCCCTCTAAAGATGATTTAGGGATGTAAACATTATCCTTTTCAATAGTAGAAGCAACACTTTTGCCATTTAATGTTCCGCTTTGCAATTCGTCCTTAATACTTCTTCCAACATATTGTTGACTTAACCCATCCAAAAATTCAGATGGGCGTTTTAATGACTTGGCAACTTCGGCATAAGGAGTCAGGCCGTATTCTCTTGTAGAAAACTTACCAGCATAAATTCTGTCTAAATCGTCAACTCTTCCTCCAAGCTTCTCTAAATCTACTGCTTCAGTTAAGGCGTGAGTAACAGGGAATAGCCTTCCTTCGGAGAAACCTTGTTTGGCATCAATAACTTGTTTAGCAAGCTCGTCACCTTGCTCGGCTAGATTTTTCAAACCTATATTTTTGTCAACCCCTTCGGGGATTGAGTCATTTAAAGCTATTATTCTTTTTTCTGCTTCACGATAAGTTATGTTATTCTTACGGGCAATATTCTGAGCTACTGTTAAGTGTTCAGGGTCAACGGCAGTTGATGGACTGTGCTTTTGAGCAATTGTGTGATAATCGTCAGAAAAGTTTTTTAGTAATTTTCTTTGTGCAACTGGTACACCTGTCCAATCCCCAGTTTCTTCAGCTCGCTTAACTAAGTCTTCAAGGTTAATATTTTTATCTTTCTTGATGACTTGCAGTTGGTCGCCAAGTTTATTGATATCCTTTTGAACACCTGCTGTTTTAACATTGACTCCTTTTTCAACAATTTCACCAGCTTTGATGCTTTTACCTAAAGCTGTCTTGGATAGCGCCCCTTTGACAATCTTTCCGGCTCCTAAACCTATAGCGTCCAAAGCCACATCAACAGGGTTTTGAAACATTGCATTCGCTGTATTGTAAGCTTGTTGAACCCCCTTTTTTGCGACGCCCTTGAGTCCACCTTGTTTTCCAGCTTTAACAAATTCTGCTGGTGTTTTGGTACTTACACTATAGCTTTTCCCCCATAGGTCAGCCGCATCCCTTACTGTTGCGGTAAGTGGGTTTACGTAACCCATCATACCGATTTGATTTACAACATCACCTAAAGAAGCATTACCATCCTTAAGCATTTCTCCAAGAATACGACCTTCATTAAAGGTGTTCTTTGCATTTTTCAGCTCATACTTTCCAAACTTTACTGCATTAGCAATAGGGTGACTGAACATACTAACAACGCCCGTACCAATGTCCTTCAGGTTTTGATAAGCGTTAGGAAAGCCTCCATAATACCAAGTACTCCAGTTTAATGGAATTCTATTTCCATCTTTAAGTTTTTGCACATCCTGTTGTTCTTGAAGATTTTGAATTTCCTCAAGAGCTTTTCCATTAAATGAACCGGAGGTACTCCCTGAACTCGATGGAGCTGCTTCCACTGGAACAGATTGTTGCCTTGCATTCTCAAGTAGGTTTTGATAATAAGCTGCTCTTTCATCTGCGGAGTCATTTACATATTGTATGTATTGTGAAAAATCCATTATTCGTAACCTCTTGTTCCACTTAATAAATCAAGATAATCTCTCAGGCTAGGAGTTTGTTTTACATTATTTTCAAGACTAAATAAATTCACTGATTGTTTAGCATCAGGACTACCGAACGTTCTGTTAACGGACGGAACTGTTCCAACTATTTTCTTTGCTAAATCAGGGTTTATTGTTCCTAAGTAACCACTGTTTGCCATTATGACATTCGTCCTATTTGTATCGGCATTTTGTTGTTTAATCCCTAAATCCTGTTGTTTTTGTTGGAACTCGATATCATGTCTAGGTTTTTCTGCTGTTTCTTTTATTTCCGGCATGATTAAGTCTTTTGCTACGTTGGTATCGTTGCTATACTTACTTACATCTGTTCCATATCTAGTCAAATTATAGGTATTAGCGTATTTATTTTGGTCTTGTCTTAGCTTAGGAAGTTCAGTATAGAAAGTATTCATTCCTTGTTGTCGAGTATTTTGCATGGTATCAAAACCAGATTGTATTTCCTTTTGATGTTCTGCCTCTTGTTTCATACGAGCTTCAGCTGTTTTTTGTATTGCGTTAATAACATCACCATTGCCTGCCACAGCTTGTTCCATTAATGTTTTAGCTAAAGCCTGATTACCTTGAGCTAAAGTTAACGCATCTTTCTGGAATTGTTCCATGTTTTTTAGTTGAACTAAATATTCTTGATTTGTTAAATCATAAGCGTTATCCATAGGCGTTTGGTAATTTTGAAGTGAGTTCATCATCTGATAAAACTTAGCCTTATCTGTAATACCTGAAGTTCCAGCCCCTTGTTGAGCGCTTAAAATATTCATTGCGTCTTGCGCCTGTTCAGGAGTCAATCGAACCAAATCCCATCTTGGGTCGTTAGCAATGGCGTTATTATATTCATTTCTTAAACCAAGAAGTGTGTCGTATGCATTTCTACCCCCCAGTTGAATTTCAGCTTTCGACAATTCAGGAAGTCGTTCTTGCAAATCTTGATTTAATTGTTGAATTTTTTGAGCATCCATTTCGTTCAACATTTGATTGTATTGACTTGCTGTCACAGTAACAGGTTTGCCGTTTTCATCTTGACCTATAACAACATCAGGACGCACATCTCGTGGTGCTTCTATAGGAGCCATAATTGCGTTAATCGCCCCTAATTCTTCCCCTGTCAAACGCATAGGCGGAAGTCCCTTTCCATTGCTAATTGCAACGCTATTCTGAGAAGTTATATATGGTTGATAATTAGGACGTTCTGGGTCAGGAATATTTAAATTCGCAGACATACCTGTTACCCCACCTTTTAAGGTTGGCGTGGTTGCATCATCATAATTCAATGCAATTTTATTTGCATTATTAGACACACTGGCATACTTTCCAATTCTATTAAAAGCTTGCTTAGAATAGTTTTGAGCTTGTGTTGAGTTTTTCCCTCCCCAACCGCCATTATATGCGGCTAAGGCTAAAGGCACGTTTCCTTTTGCTCTTGCAAGTTGACCTTTAAAATATCTTAATCCATATCTAATATTCGCTTCTGGATTAGCTCCCCCCGTATAATCCGGATGAGCCATTCTATTTATTTGGTATAGCCCAATTGAGTCTTCTTTGTTAGATTTGTTTCTTGCATTAGGGTCAAATCCGCTTTCCTGTTCAGCAATGGCTAAGGCGATAGCTGGGTCAACACCTTCTTCAGTAGCAATCTTAATAATTAGTCTTTTTATATCTGCTGTATTAACCATCTATTTACCTCCTTACCGTTGCAGTCCAAGGGTCGCTACTAGAAAATAAAGAATTTCCTCCGGTATTTACCTTTTGCGGTTGAATACCTTTTCCTCCAGCCCATTTAGGATAGTACTTTTTATTACCGGTCTTCCAATCGTTAACTAGAGTATTAATTCCAGTCCAACCTTGTTGGAAAGCTCCACCTAAATTAGATGAAGAGGATGCTTCTCTTGAACCTTGAGAGGTTGAACCTGTTCCGTTCATTGCAGATAATTGGTCGGCTGCATCTGTACCTAAGGCAGCGGCACCGCCTTTAAGAGCAGCCCCGATAGCCATACCCCAAGGGTTTCCAGAAGAAATTCCTGCGTCCCCTAACGTGTCCATAAGACCGGTGTACCATCGGCTATTAGCTTGGTTAACCATATCATTATATTGGTCAATATCAGAATAAGCTTTCCCTAGGCTATAAGCATTTTGGTATGAACTGTTTGCACCAACCATATTTTGATAATCTTGGTTAGCCATAGTATAAGAGTTTGCAACACCTTGATTTCTTAGTCTTGAAGCATAATCATTCCAGTATCTTTGATTATCGTCATAAGCTCTCTGCCCAGATGAACTATAGCCTCCGGTTGTGGCAGAATAATTATTTGCTGTGGTTTGTCCCATAGCACGCTTATAATTACGTAGAAAATCAGACTGGTCAACATTATCAGCTCCATAATACTTGTTAAGATACATGTCTTGACGTGCGGTTGGGTCGCTGAGGTATTCGTCCATTCTTGTCAAGTTTTTTTGATACAGTGGAATAGCTGTATCGGAAATCGCTTTACCGCCTATATTATAGTCGGTTTGCTTCTTTTTCGCGTGTTTAAATGCCATAATTCATTTTTTCTCCTTCTTCATTATTATAACAAACGTTTTAATATTTTGTTAAATAGTTTGCACAATAATATTATAACACTTAAATTGTAAAAATTTTATCAACTGTAAAGTTTTGTTTACAGGGTAAACAGAACACTTATTATGTTAACTTTATTCAATCAAATTATTCATCACCTCCGTACTCCGCCTCGTTTGTTCGTTCAAGCCATTATTTGTACTCTCCTCTTAAATCTAAGATGATATCATCTATCCATTCTTGAGGTAAAGTCTTTTCTGCCCATTTTAATCCATATTTGTCGCAATAATCTGCGTAAGATGTTTTGCTCCCTTTTTTAATTTTCTTTTGAGCGTTTTGGAAAAACATTCTAAACTCAATTTCTGGGTACTGTTCTTTAAGTCTTAACATTTTCATTCTATCGTTAACTTCCCACAACCCTTTTGTTTCGATTACAATATGGGGTGATACAGGGAAGTCTGGGGTATATTTATGTTTTGTTTCTGGAACAACATATTCAAAAGTTTTACTTTCGTAATTGTCATCTATTCCCAGTTCTTGAAGTTTATCCTGCATTTTCTTTTCTAATCCGCTTCTCCATCCGTGTTTTCTTCCAGCTGCATCGGCGGTTATTTTTTTTCTATGAAATCTCATTTAATCAAACTCCATATTTGTACATCATACACCTTTTCTTCACCTTTTGAATTTGTATAAGGAGCTATCAAAGGAATATATCCGGTTTTTTTAAATCCAAGCCTGCAACACATTCCAATAGCCCCCACCGCAATAGCCGGAATTTCAGCATATAAAATATCGAAAATAGAACAATGAATTATTTGTTTGTATATATCCTTAATTCTATGTCCCCATATAGAGCGGTCGTTAACAATATGCACTTGAGCTGAATTTTTAACGCCCATTCTTATATTGTCAAAAATAACGATACCATAAAGAAAATACTCGTTATCATCCAGAATAGCTGTTATGCTTGAGTCATTAGCCTCAATATAATCTTTTAGGAATAATAATAACCCCTCTGTGTTCAAACCTTTTAAGGGATTTTGGTCATCAAAAACAAGATGGCAAGAGTCATAACAACTCTTAATATCTTGGGCGAATTTAAATAAATCTTGTTCTTTCATTTGTCTGTATTTCATAGATTAACTTCCTTGACTAAAATCGTTTATAAGTATTGCTGCTAGGCAGAATGCTTCTGCTTTAGGAAATTCAAAAGATAAACCTACTCCATATCGACCGGACATTGGAGCGTATACTCTTGTACAGTTTGACATCTTATCTGCCCACTTTCGTTGGGTAGAAAAAGAATTATACAATGAGTTGTTCTTTTTATTTGAATATATCATTGGAGGAAGGTTTTTTGTATTACTTTCGTTTGTTCCCATAGATGTATTAGGCGTTATATGCTGCAATGATACTTGAGTATTACTTACCGTTAAATCATATTCAACGTTGTTTAATTCTGAAATTTCCAACAATGAACCACAGATTATACGATTATCTCTTAATCCGATTGCTTCAAAGGTTGCAATACCTGTAAGATTTTCTATGATTGTACCTTTTTTATAATCTTGAAATATCTTACCGTCTCCACTAACACCTAAAGTTCCTTGATTAAAGCCTTGGAAATCAAGCGCAGTTAAATCGAGTTCACGAGGGAATATTGCTTTTGTTGACGGAACATAAACAATGCCGTTTTTTAATTGTTCTCCATAATAAAGAATTAACACTCTTGCCTCAGAGTTATACACAAGGGTTCTTTTTTGGTCAGGTATGCCGAAGTTTGTTGCGTTTAATCCTTCCGAATCTACAAGGGTTTTACCTGCTACAAGTGACCCGAATACGTTTACTGCTGCAGCTACGAGAAGTGAAGCAGAATTGCTATCATAAGCTAAAATTTGTTTATCAACAATAACGTGGTCTTTTGCGTATTCTTGTCCAATTTGAGCAATTTTCTTAATGGATATTCCGATTGTACTACCGGCTGAAACACTATCAGTGCTATCAACTCCAAAGGCTAAAAAGTATAAACCGTTTTGTTTAGTAATTAAAACACCATTATAATAGTCTTCTAACGCTAAACATTTTGAGTTATCATCACTAAACCCCTCGAAAAATCCAGCACCCATAGATTGCTCAAAGTTATCTACAACACCAACTCCAGAGTAATATATTCTCCCACTCACGTCAGATATACAAAGCCTGTTAGCACAAAAACCCATTACCTCGGGGATAATATTGACAGCAGGATTTGTCTCACTTACCTCTTCCGGTTTATACTGAAAAGTCAGGGTATGTATTGTTTGTTCAATCAAATTAACCTTTTCAGTTATTGTTGTATGTGCATTTCCAGTTAAAACAGTCATTCTTAATTTACAAGCTGGTTCTTGTATAGATGATACAATTTTCCCGTCCACTGTTACAATTGCATTCGGATTGATTTCTTTATCTGCGTATTGAACACTAAATAAATCCTTAAAAATAGTTAAGGACTGTTTATCACTTACAGTGTCTAGGAAAGTCCCGTTTTTATATAACTCAACAGATGTTGTATTATTTCTATAATTTAAAAAGATTTTAAATTCATATTTTGCACCTGCTTCAGAAAAAGACTTATCAAAGGTAATTGTCCCATATTTATTCGTATCACCGCTTTTACCGTGAATACGAACTCTTAATTGATTAGTAGGTTGCATATATCCAACAAACCAATCACCATCTGACTCCATACCTGTTACAATAGGGGCAAGTATAGTTTTATCTAAATTATTAAGGGTAAACGGAACGGTTATGACAACCTCATTGTTGTTATTTACATAATTCTTTAATGTTGATACTTTTACAGGTTGGCTGATAGTTGTTTCCGTATTTGTAATGGATACAACTTTAACCGGTACATTTTTATCTGCGGTTTTAATAACAACTTCTTTCCCTTCCCAGTAATAAGGTAAGCTTTCTTCTGGTATGGTTGCCTCATAATAAGTTGTATAGGTTGAAATATCTAAATTAGTATCTATTTCATTTTCTGGAGACTCGCTATAATATGAACCAAAATAATAGTTTACACCTGCAGTTCTAAGAATTAAACTATTGCCATTTCTTGCAGTGATAATAGGTTCTTCTATAGATGGGATAACTGTTTTATATTGCTTTAATCCGCTTTTAGCCGTGTAAAGGTAAACATTACCCGCATTAGACTCAATATTTTTTGTTATAATAAAAATAGATGAAGAAGCTGCATCGTCTTCGGATATGCATAAAATCTTTTCATTGTTTGGGATTGTTGCTTTTACATCATATCCATATTGAGGAACTAAAGCCCCTTTTTCTGACCAAACGTTTCTTCCTCCGATAAGAGCTAAGCTTGAGAGTTGTTCGCCATATCCTCTAGGAGTATCGAGAAGATATAACCCTGCGCTAAAATCAGTAAATAAAGCCTGAGATGTATCTACTTTTCTTTTAGCCATTAGTCTAATAACCCCCTTCTATAATTGTAATGTCCACCTTGTCTATCATAACCTCTCATCAATTCTACTGAACCGATATCGTGTTCCAAGAACGTCTTCATTCTATCGTTTAGTAATTGAGAATAATATCCGGCTAAAGCATTTTGAAGTCTCGTAAAGACTAATTCACAAGCCTTTAATAATACTAAATCGCAAAATCTATCACTTGCTAAAATACTATCTTCAATACTCTCAATTCTATCTCTGAATTCGTCATTATTCGTTGAGACGAGGTCGGTTGTAGATAATGTTAATTTGATAGTGTATTCCTCATCTGGCATAGGAAGAAGCTTTAAATATCCTCCTCTTATTACATACTCAGATGGAATACCAGTATTACTTGCTTTTATTGGCTCATTGGTTTCAGGATTTGTTTCCAAAACCTTGTGCTCAATTTCATCGTAAGTGTTTAACAACTGGTTATATTTAAGTGTTTTGTTTGCACCAGTCTGAATAAGTTGAACGTTTTTGATAACACCATCAACGCCATATTCATCTTTAAATTTCGTGGTGGTGATTGTATCAACTCGTTCTAAAACATTATTGCAAATATAACAGTTATCAATTATATTTAATAAAGCTTCACTTAATTGCTCAAGCAAAAACCTGTTTATGTCTGGAGTGTCTGTTTCGTTTGTATAAAGGGGAAAACCTGTATTGATAGCTAATCTATTATACAAATCTTTTACTAATACTGACATATTTTGTTTTTCTCCTTTTATATTTTAAAGAAAAGAGGGGATATGGGTTACCCCACCCCCTCTCTAAATATATAACATTATAAACGAATTATATAATTGTTATACTAGGCAGGTAATTTAATAAATGCTACAACACCTGCTTTTGGTTCAACCAATTTTTCACCATAGATTTCTAAACCGTGGTATTCATCAGCATATCTATCGTGAGATACGAATGTATCTGGTGGGAGAACTTTTGAAGCTCTAGTTACAAGGTTTTTAGTACCGATAACTACAGCCATAACGCCTTCAGTAGCACCAGTAATAGTTACTTTGTGTTCTAGGTCAGCGTTATTAGGGTCTAGGCAAGCTTCGATTTCTAAGTCCATACCTAAAACTCTATCAATTGATTTTCCTTCAACTCTCTTATCAGCTAAATCAGTTCCTCTAGCTTTAGTGAAGTATTCAGAAGTTAACAATAGGTTATAAGCATTATCTGGAACGAATACAGTTGCTCTATCATTTACACCTTGTTGAGGGTTTGAACCGTAAGTGATATGACCATCTGAAGCGATTGCACCTGCAACTCTTAATTTAGTTTTAGCTGGGATGATTACTTTAGTAAATAATTCATCAGCTGTAGCCAATTCAATTGGAGCTTCTGGAGTACCTAATCTTTGAACAGTTGTATCATTAACAATCATATTAGCTGTTAATAAGTTGTGTCCAGTTCTTAGGTTATGAGCTTCAAGGGCTAAGTTACCAGATGCTTCATTCCATCTTTCTTCAGCTTTAGTTAATCTAGAAACTGCGAAAGCGTATTTAGCATACTTGTCAATAGTTAAGATGTTTTTAGTGAATGCAGCATAAGTTCCTTTAATTCTAGCGTCTTTTGCAGCACCATTAGTACCTACATCAGCTGTATTACCAGCTAAGATTTTACCAGTGTTAATTTCACCGAACTCAAACTTAACAGAGTTTACATCTGGCTTAGTAATAGAAACGCTGTCACCGATTTTGAAGAAATCACCAGCGAAATCTTCGTTAACTAATTTAGTTGTCATATCACCCATTGGTTGAGTTAATACTGCAGCCATTTTAGCGGCATATGCTACTTCCATTTGTTGTGCACCTTGGTTTCCAATAGCACCTACGTTAGCAATTTGTGAATTTTCATCAATAGTCATTTTGTTTTCCTTTCTTTTGTTTTACATTTCTACGGTATATTCGACCTAACCACCAATAAACCGAGATTACTTCTCTTACTGCCATAGTTGGCCATATACCGACCTAACCACTTGTTAGGATTTCCGTCGTCCTTAAATGGACTACTGTTCTTTACAAAACGTCTTTGGACTCTTCTTTTATTTCGTTAATTACACGTCTGATAATCAATTTATCTGGAGTGTTTACCCCATCTTTAATATCTCGTAAACTGTACGCAATTACTTTCTTCATAATTGCTCTTCCGACTCCTCCTACAGGAACACCATACATCATCATTGTATCCGCTGTAAGATTTGCGATTTTTGAAGCTTGTTCTTCATCTTCTTTTGTAATGTTGAGTGTTACAACTTCTTCTATTTCTTGTTTCATTGCTTTATGACAAGCTTTAAAAAATTTTTCTATATTCATTATTAACCTCTCTTAGACAAAGCTTTTGCAATTACGTCTTCATGTTCTTTATAAAATCTAGCTCTTTCCCTGTAAGGTAATTTAACCAATTCATCAAGTACATTTAACTCGTTTATCATTGTACCTGCGTTTACAGATGTTTTACCAGTTACACCTTCTTCAAAGTCTTCAACCTTTGGTTTCTGAACCACTGGTTCGGATGATTTCTCAACTACTGGAATAGGGGGTACATCTTTTTCTTTTTCCGGTTCTTCTGCAGGTTCAACCTTTTCTTTTTCTGGGGAAGGTTCTTTTAAATCTGTAGTGTCGTCGTCTGTGACTCCTTCCGCCTTAGCAGGCTTAACCTCGGGTACAACCATTCCTTCTGGAACAACAATCTTAGCTCTTCCGGCAGCAAGTTGAACTTTCATTTTAAGGTCATCGCCTAAATCAGTTACTCCGATTTCATTGACAATTCTTTTAAATGTTGCAACTGCGTTTTTAGCTTGTTCAAGGTTTAACCCCATCTTAACAAATTCCCTAGAAGCAGCTCTATAAATTACTTCATTTTGATGTTTTGCAACTTCTTCCATTGCAGCTTTTTCTAAGTTTGCTTTTAATTCTGTAGCTTGTCTAATGAATTGTTCTGCCAAAGTTGCTTTCGCCGGATTTTCTTTCCTAAGTTCTTCTAATGACTTTGTTGGGTCGATGTCGTTTTGAGCGAAAGAAGTTCTCAGTGCTTCAGCGATTTTATTCGTACATTGATTGAATTCTTCTTCAACCTTCATAACTTCTTTGTTACAAGCCTCAAGAGCTTCCCTATCTTCCTTTTCGGCACGAAGTTCTTCTAGTTGAGCAACCAATTCAGCTTGTTCTGGAGAAACTTTTTCTTCCTCAAATCTATCTTCCTCTCCTTCTTCGGTTTCTTTGTCGAGTTCAGTCGTCTCGTTGGGGTCAGTTGCTTTTTCCTCTCCTACTATTCCGGTTTCATCAGTTTTATCTTTTGTTTCATCATTCTTATTATCATTATCGTCAACAGGACTTGAACCTTCTTCCTTAGACTCTTGTTCCAATTCCTCTCCTTCAGGTTTGGCTTCAGGAACCGCTGGATGTTCTTCAATTGCTTCAGTTTTATTTTCTTCAGCTTCAGGTTCACTTTTTGTAACCTCCTCTTCAGGTATTTCATTAGGAACAGACATAACATCTTGTTCTAATAGTTTTTCCTCTTCAACTTTAATTTCTTCAGGTTTTTCCATTTACATTTCTCCTTGTTGTTCATTTAACATATTCATATCTTGAGTAGGTATTTGTTGTTGTTCAGCTTCCTGTGGAGGAAGAGTTGCTTCTAAAGGTTTACCATCTTTACCCATCATAGGCACCTGTGTGTTACCCGCTTCATCCACTAATTCCAATAAGTTATCAGCATCCGTTAAGTCTGCTTTAGCCATTAAGTATCTAACTGCTAGAACTACTTGGTCTGGAGCTAAGTTAGAGAATATCATTTGAGCGATAGGCAATTGTAACATTTGCATTAGTCTCCGTAATTCACCCTCTTTATCTGCCCTACTAGCGTTTGTACTTATTGACACTTTAAGAGTTGGGTCAGAATAAATTTCATCTAGTGGCTCTTCAAGGGATAAAGCTAATTCTCTATTAAAGGTATAAAATCTATTAAATAAAGGTAACATAAATCTATATGAGAATACATCTGTCTCAACCCTCATTCTGGAGTTTGCAGCTTGGTGTAATGCTGCTGTTTCTCTAGCCGTTCTAACAGCCCCACCACCGTCACCAGTAATATAGTTGTTAATACCTAATACATTTTTATTTTCCTGTAAGATTAGATTTAGTAAATCCAAACCTTGACCGGCTGTGAATGGAGGAGTCCAAAATTCAGGAGGGGTAGACATAGATTGAAATTCGATTTCTTTCCTCTCTCTAATCCCTTTTCTATCCTGCGGACTAATTGCACCTGCTTGATAAATCAACCATGGAGTTGCAGCATCTTCTAGGTTTTTTAAGAACATATCTGTAGCACGATTGATTAACTTGTTTACAGGTTTTACACAAGCTAAGGGTGAAACACTTCTATGTGTTGTTCTGTCAATTTTATAAGGTGCATATATAATTCTGTTTGTTGTAACCGGATTGTATTCAACTCTAGCAATAAAGCCTCCCACTAAAACTGCTTTAATATTTTTTAAAACTTTATTATCTGAAGTTATATAATTTCCATAAAATGTTAACACCTCAATTCTATCTTTATCAGTTCTTGATTGACTTTCGTTTGTCATTGTGCTTGAATACAAATAAGGATAGCCTTGTCCATTTTTGTTATTTTGAGAAATAATTGTATCTTTATCGTCTTTTGACAATAGGTTATAATTGTCGGATGTTAGAAGTTCTTCAGCAGATATCCAGCTTCTAATTATTTTTGTGCATCCATCTGGGTCTTTTTCATAATCATAAGCATCAACATAAAAATCTAACGGGTCAATTCTTTCAATATCCAAATCTTTATATTGAACGCTTCCTACTAATTTAAATGAGGCAACATCTTCTCCTGTTTCTTGGTCGTAAAGAGTTTGTTTTTGTCTAAATTGTTCTTTTGTAGTTTTTAGCTTAATAAAAGCTACTGCTTCTCCTTTTAAAATCCAATCATCTAAGGTGTCACCAGACAATTTTTCTAATAAAGCCATAGACTTAAATTGTTTAGTCATAACCTTTTTTAATTCTGGTGCAAGTAAAACACTGTGTGCATCTTCACCATCTACCTCTAATAATGCTGAATATCCAGATAAACTTGCTTCAATATTTGCAGCTTTATAAACTTTAAACATTTCTGCAGAATGTGGAAATCTTTCAACATCTGATTCTGTTGTTCCGGAGTAAACTGTTCTATATAGTTTAATATAGTTACCCTGCATAATTGAAAGAACAGAGCCTAGGTCAACTTTTTTCTGTTTTACAAATTGGCGAATTTCATCTTTGTATTTTGATACATCGTACCAATCTTGTTTTACAGTAATTGTTTCGTCAGACATAATATCTCCTTATTTTACATTTATATTATAGTATAAATTTTGAAA